AGATCGAAAAGGACCTGCAGAAGCAGTTGTTCGACGCCACCCACGAGGGGGCCGGTCGCATTCGGGCCGAATACGAACGCCTGGTCGCCGAAATGCAGACCCTGATCGCGCCGGATGCGAGCAACCAGGCCCAGGTGGACGCCCTCTTGGGGCAGGCGGCGGCCGTCCGCGACGCCAAGCTGGCCCGTCTTGCCGCCAAGGAGCGGGAGGCCGCCAACCAGATCGCCGAGGCCAACCGGAAGATCGTCGAGGGACTTCGCGCCCAGCACGACGCGCTCGCCATGACCGACAAACAGAGGTTCGTCTCCCAGGCCCTGCGCCGCCTGTCGGCCGAGGCGACCGTCGAGCAGCGCCGCCAGGTGCGAGAACTGGCCGGAGCCCTGTTCGACGAGCAGCAGGCCATCGAGGCAAGGAACAGGGCCGAGGAGGATGCGGCCAAGCTAAAGGAAAGAGGCCGCGCCCTTACTGAAAGCCTCCGCACGGCGGAGGAGGCCTACAAGGCCGAGATAGCGGACCTGAACCGGCTGCTGAATGAGGGCGCGATCAGTCAGGAAACCTTCGCCCGGGCCACGGAAGACGCCTACGATCGCATGCTGAGCGCCAGCCGGGAGTGGTCGGCCGGCGTCACCCGGGCGTTGCGTGATTACGGCAAAGAGGCTGGCGATGCGGCGCGACAATTCGAGGATGTCACGTCGAGCGCCCTGAAGGCCTCCGAGGACGCCTGGGTCGAGTGGGCCCGGACCGGCAAGCTGTCGGTCGCGGACTTCTTCTCGACCCTGGAGGAGGCGGCGCTGCGGGCGGCCTGGCGGCTTCTGATCTTCAAGCCCATGGAGAGTTTCCTCGAGGGGCTGATCGGAAGCTTCAGCTTCGACTTCTTCGGATCTTCCAGTGGCTCGTCCACGCCCCCGATCCTCGATGCGCCGGCCTATGGCACCGGCGGCTACGCCGTGGCGCACGCAGGCGGGGTGATCGGCACGACGCCGCTGCCGCGTCGCTCCGTGGACCCGCTGGTGTTCGAGGGTGCGCCGCGCTTTCACGGCGGCGGTCTGGTGCCGGGCGATGTCCCGGTCATCGCCAAGCGGGGCGAGGTGATCGGTTGGCCCGAACAGATGCGTGAGGCCTTCGGGTCCGATGTCGTGGTCCAAGTGATCGATCAGCGAACCAATGGCGCAAAACCGGAAGTATCCAGTGAACGGGGTCCTGACGGCCGACGGATCGTCCGCGTGCTGATCCGAGATGAAGTCAATCGCGGCATCGCGCAAGGCGCCTTCGACCAGACCTTGGGTAGCGCGTTCGGCATCAACCGGCGGGGCGTTCCCCGATGACAACAAGAGGCGAGGAAGGCCCCACGGGTCGGGCTGGAAGCCCGCCCGAAGACAGGCTTTGGCCTGACAGGGACCCATGACAAACGCCGTCTGGCCGGTGTCGCTGCCGCAGGAACCACTGGCCCAGGGGTTCAGCGAGCAGGCGCCGAACACGGTGATCCGCTCGCAGATGGAAGCGGGCCCGCCCAAGGTGCGCCGGCGCTTCACGGCGGGCGTCCGAAACATCGAGTGCCAACTGCGCCTGACGCCGGCCCAGGTCGACACCCTGGACGCGTTCTTCGGCTCGACCATCGCCGGCGGGGCGCTTTCCTTCGATTGGAAGCACCCGAGAGACGGCTCGGCCGTGACCTTCCGGTTTGTCGAGCCGCCCAGCTATACGGCCGTGGCAAGGGGCACGCTCTGGCAAGCGTCCCTGCGCCTGGAGATATTGCCATGAGCCGAACGTTATCCCAGGCCGCGCGCCAGGCGGTGAACGCACAGGAAACCGACGCAGTCTTCCTCCTGCTGCTGACTCTCGATCACGAGGACCTCGCTGTGCCCATCCGCGTGGTCAACAACACGGAAGATGTGGTCAGTCGCGGCGATACCTTCATCGCCTATCCTTTCGAGATCGCGCTTCCCGACGAGGATCCCGATAGCGTCGCCCGGGTCACGCTTCGTATCGACAACGTCGACCGGGAGATCGTCAAGAACCTGCGGGCGATCTCCTCGCCGCTCTCGGTCGGCCTTGAAGTGGTGATGGCCGCTTCGCCCGACACGGTCGAGGCGGGGCCGTTCAACATGACCCTGGTGTCGGCCGAGTACGATGCGCTCACCGTCACCGGCGAGCTCGCTTTCGAGGACGTGCTCAACGAGCCGTTTCCGGGGCACAGCTACGTGCCGAGCGAATATCCGGGCCTCTTCTGATGATGCCCGATTGGGTGAACGCCTATGTCGGCCTGCCGTTCAAAGAGCATGGCCGCGACCGGGACGGCGTCGATTGCTGGGGCCTCGTCCGGCTCGTGCTCGCCGATCAATTCGGTACGCGACTGCCGTCCTATGCCGGCGGTTACGCCTCCGTCGAGGACGCCGAGGACATCGGCCGCCTGATCCGGGGCGAGATGGGCCCATGGCGCGAGGTCGCCCCCGGCCAGGAGCAGGCCGGCGACGTGGCGCTCATGCGCCTCATGAACCAGCCCATGCATGTGGGCGTGGTCGTTGCCATCGGATGGATGTTGCACATCGAGGACGGCATCGACGCCTGTCTTGAACCTTATGACGGCGCCAGGTGGCGCCGTCGTGTCCTGGGACGCTATCGCCATGACGGTTGACGGAAACGCTCTGCGGCTGATCGCCTGTCCGCGTCCGTTTTCCGCTGAGCGCATCGATCGCGCCGTGCCGATGGGCGGTTCCATCGCCGACATCATGGATTCGCTCGGGCTCGACCCAATCCTCCTGGCCCATGCCCATGTCTGGATCACGGACGGGGCGATGACCGCCGATCCGGTCATGGTGCCTCGGGACCGATGGGCGCGGGTGCGTCCCAAGGCCGGCGCCGTGGTCACCCTTCGTGTCGCGCCGGGCAAGGGCGGTGGGGGCGGCAAGAACCCGCTTCGCACCATCCTGACCATCGCCGTGGTGGCCGCCGCCTTGGTCCTGGGACCGGCCGTCGGCGCGGCCATGGGGCTGCCGACCGAAGCGGTGATCTTCGGCCAGACCATCAACCTGGCGGCCGCCATCGGCGGTGCGGCGATCACGCTTGTCGGCAACCTGATCGTCAACGCCATCGCACCACCGCCGCGGCCGAAGCTCGCCGAGCTTTCGATCGGTGGTGCCCAAAGCCGCACCAGCCCGACGCTCGCGATCACCGGGACGCAGAACCGTGCCAACCGGTACGGGCCCGTGCCGAGGGTTTACGGTCGCCACCGGGTGTTTCCTGTGCTGGCTGCCCACCCGCACACCGAGGTCGAAGGAGACGCGCAGTATCTCCGCATGCTGTTCGATTTCGGCTACGGGCCGCTGGAACTCTCGGATCTCCGCATCGGCGCCATCCCGCTCGCCCAGTTCGAGGGCGTCGAGACCGAGATCCGGCAGGGTTATGCGTCCGACGCGCCGATCACGCTCTACACCGACACCATTCGCGAGGACCCGTACGCGCTGAAGATCACCAGCGACGGCGGGCCGGAGGTCCTGGAGACTCGCGACGGCGCCGACGAGATCATCGCCGATATCACCTTCCGCGGGCTGGTCCGCTTCGACGACAGCGGCAACCGGCAGGACCGGTCCGTCGAGATCAAGGTCGAGTACCGTCTTGCCGGCTCCTCAGGCCCATGGACCGAGCACGCCACGTCTACTTACACGGCGGCGACCGAACAGGTGGTTCGCCGGGGCGTGCGCATCGTAACGCCCGCAGGCGGGCGCTACGAGCTGCGCTTCACGCGTCTGACCGAGGACAACACCTCGACCCGCATCCGCGACGACAGCTTCGTCTCGGCAATCCGAACCGTCCAGCACACCGCGCCGGTGAAGGCGACCGGTCGCTGTCTCGTCGCCATGCGCATCAAGGCGACCGACCAGCTGAACGACGTGGTCAATCAGTTCTCGGCCGTGACGAGTGCGCTCCTGCCGGTATGGGATGGCGCCCAGTGGACGGAGCAGACGACACGCCATCCGGCCTGGGCCTATCTCGATGTGCTGCGCGGCGCGGCCAACAGGCGTCCGGTGTCCGACGAGCGGCTCGATCTCGACGGCTTCAAGACCTGGGCCGAGGCGACGCCGGCGTTCACCTTCGACGCAGTGATCGATTACCCGACCACCGTGTTCGAGCTGCTGCGCGACACCGCCGCCGCCGGC